AAATCAAACTTGGCATTATCTTTGTAATTACGAAGATGAATACAATGCTAAAACAAAACTTTATGATATTCATCAAGTAATAAATGCAATGACTACAAGAGATACTTTCTTATTTGAGGGTTCTTGGTTTAAGGACTCAGCAAAGGCTACTTATTGTCACGATTTAAGTCCTATTATTATAAACAATCAAACAAGTAAAGCTAGAGATTTGTGGCATCCCGGTTCAGAAGTTATGGACCTAACTGCAAAAGAGATTAGCGACATACTTATAAATAAAATAGTAAACGCATAGGAGATATTATGTTCAAGAAACTTATAGATAAATATAAGGCGTGGAAAAAACGTAGACAAAGAAACAAAAGATTAAAGGAGCTTAGAAAAAAAGATCCATTTATCTACGAATAAAATAAAAATTATATTATGTCAGATTATGATAACGCTTCCGATATAGCGGAAAGACAACTTAGAAATATTTCTAAATCCATGTGCTATGCCAAATGGAGTCAAGTGTCTTTGCATCTTACAAACGGAAAAACTCATAGCTGTTATCACCCACCTACACATTCAATTGATGTAACAGAATTAAAAGACAATCCGTCAGCACTACACAATACAAAGCAGAAAAAAGAAGAACGTAAAATGATGCTTGAGGGCAAACGTCCTGAGGGCTGTTCTTATTGTTGGAAAATTGAGGATGCTGGACATCGTTCTGATAGAATACATAGAAGCGGAGAGTATTGGGCACAAAACTCTAGACAAGATATTATTAAAACATTAGATATAGGAAATATTAATCCACGTTATGTAGAGGTTAATTTTAATCAAGCATGTAACTTTAAATGCTCATATTGTTCGCCTCATTTATCTAATACATGGGAAAAAGAAATAAAACAACATGGCCCATATAATATCATTACAACAGACAAACAAACAGTAATGCACAACGATATTAATCATTTAGATAAAATAGAGTTGATGCCTATTAAAGTAGCACAAGATAAAAATCCATATATTGAAGCCTTTTGGAGATGGTGGCCTGAGTTATATGAAACACTAGAAGTTTTTAGAATGACAGGTGGCGAACCATTAATGGACAGCAACACATTTAAAGTATTAGATTATATTTACGAACATCCTAATGCTTGGTTAGAAGTTAGTGTTACAAGTAATATGTGCCCACCTAAACCAAAATTAATGGATAAGTTTATTGATAAACTACAAAAACTAGAAGAAATACAAATATGGAAAAGTGAACGCTTTAACCCAGGTTCAGGTAACCATTGGTATGTAAATATGGCAGTTAAAAACTTTGCTGTATTCGTTAGCTTAGATGGGGTAGGAAAACAAGCAGAATATATGAGAAATGGGTTAGATTATGACCTTTTACAGACCAATGTTCAACGAATTCTAAATGAGACCGATAATACTACACTTACCTTTATAAACACTTTTAATAACCTATCTTTACCATCTTTTAAAGAATTTCTTATATATATTTTACGGTTAAGAGAACAATTTAGCAGCGATAAACAAGGAATCAAGTATAAAGATATTTACGATCCTTATAATACGCATAAGCCTTATGAAATACATCCTAGACAAAGAATATGGTTTGATGTTCCTATACTAGAAAAGCCTGTATGGCAAAACATACATACAATACCTGCTGAGTATGAAATTTACTTAGAAGAAGCAATAGACTTTATGGAAGAACATCAAGACACTTCTAACTTTGTTGGCTTTTATGATTTTGAGATAGAAAAAGTAAAACGTAATCTCAATCTTATGAGAGAGGGTAGAGAAAAACTAACTGAGCAAGAAATAGAAACTGCTCGATATAATTTTGTTAAATTTTTTAAACAACATGATGCTCGACGTGGAACAAACTTTCTCAAAACATTCCCAGAGTATCTAAGGTTATGGAATAATTATGGATAATTTCGCAGATATAGTATGGGGAATTTCAGCAGCAACACATGATGCCTCATTAACTGTGATGCAAGGAAACACAATTTTATTTGCTTCACATTCGGAGAGATTTACAGGAATAAAAAACGACAAACACTTATCTAAAGATTTAGTTAGGTATGCTTTACGTTGGGGACATCCTACAAAAATATATTGGTATGAAGATCCATATTGGAAAGCAACAAGAAAAATATTTGCAGGACAAAAACGTCCTTGGTTAAATCCTAAAGAATATTTAAAAAACTTTATTGAATTAGATTACATACAACCTGAAATTATATATGGTGACCATCACAAATCACACGCAGCGGCATCATATTATACCAGCCCATTTACATCAGCAGCCATTGTAGTAGCAGACGCTATAGGAGAGTGGACTACGACATCTATATGGCATAATATGAAATGTTTAAAACGTTGGTATTATCCTAATTCATTAGGATTGTTTTACTCTGCTATGACAGATAGAGTAGGACTAAAACCAAACGAAGACGAATATATTTTAATGGGTATGGCAGCATATGGTAATGAATGGAAATATGAAGCAAGAATACGAGAAGAAATATTAGAAAGTGGACTTAACTTACATAAAGGAATAAAAGGTTGGGCCCCAGAACTTACAACAGAACAAGACTTATTTGATATAGCAGCAGGTGCACAACTTGTTTATGAAGAGGAGTTTTGTAAACTATTGGGAGAGGCTGCACAACTTACAGGCGAGAAAAATGTTGTATTATCTGGAGGATGTGCGTTAAACTGTTTAGCAAATAGACTTATTCCACAATACTTTGAAAACAACTGGATTATGCCTAACCCAGGAGACGCAGGTTCATCATTAGGAGCAATACTAGCAGCTAAAGATAGTTATTGTAATTGGGGAGGCCCATACTTAGGTTATAACATTGTTAAGCCATATCCTATAGAGCCATTAGTAAAAGAATTAAAATCAACAGGACTGGCAGGTGTAGCAAATGGCCCTGCAGAATTTGGCCCTAGAGCTTTAGGCAATAGAAGTTTATTAGCAGACCCTCGAGGTGAAACAATGAAAGCTAAAGTAAACACAATTAAAAACAGACAAGAGTTTAGACCGTTTGCCCCTGTTATAAGACAAGAGGATGTATCAAAGGTATTTAATGTAGAGGCAGACTTTGTTTCACCTTATATGCAATACATTGTTACTTGTAAATTCCCAGATAAATATCCTGCTATTGTTCATAAGGATGGCACAAGCAGAGTTCAAACAGTTACAAGAAAGGAGAATGCGGGATTATACGACACATTAACAAGGTGGTATGAAGACACAGGATGTCCGCTATTATTAAATACAAGCTTAAATATAAAAGGACAACCTATTGTAAATGATGAAAAAGATGCCGAAAAATTTGCTAAACATTACGGTGTCAAAGTTTTCTAGGAATAAATAATATTATGAATAATGTTATCCCAATTAATAGGGTGAAAAAGAAAGAGAAACCAAAAAAACTATTAGGCTATAGAATGTCCTTTTATTCTGAGGAGGAAATTACTTTGGCTTTATTAGCGCTAAACTATTTTGGTTTTGAACATATACGTTTTACCAGACTTAATTTAAAGGGAGTAGATCCAACATATATACATAAGTGCGCAATTAAATTAAAAAATTCAAATTTAATGAGCAAAGATTCAAACAAACTATTAGATAAATTAATACAAAATTATGAAGAAGTCTATCAAGACAAGGAAGTGAACGATGCCAACAAAATTTTCTAAATCATTTAAATCCATAGACAAAGTTACAAAGAAACTTTCAGTAGTTCATGACTATATGAAAGGCAAATCTAAAGACGAATTATTTGAAACTATTAATAAAGATGGCGTCAATAAAAAACTTAGAGCAAAATGTATTCGAGAGTTAGACAGACGTAAAATTAAATATGTCTGGGAAAAACAACCTTCAACAAAGCTGGAATTATAATGCCAATGTATGATATACAAGACATCGAAACAGGAGATGTCGATACTGTTATGTGTTCTTATGATAAACTCAAAGAAGTATTAGCAGAAAATCCCAATTTAAAACAAATTTACACAAAAGCGCCAGGTGTTATACATGGCACAGGCGATAGAACTAAACCACCTAAAGGCTTTATGGATGTTCTAAGTAGAATATCAGAAGCCAATCCTACAAGTGCGTTAGCCGATGACTTAGGCAAAAAAGACCCAAAATCAGTAAAAATAAGAGAAGCCAATAAGAGAGTTAAGTCTAAGATAGGCGACTTATTTAAGACGTAAAAAACACAACTTTTTTTAAAAAAATGCTTGACTTTTGGTCACCTCGGTTGTATAATATAAGTATGTTAAACAATAAAAGTGAGGTAAAAATGTTAAACAGTAAATATGAAGTAGCAGAAGCAAAAGCATTAGAATTATGTCAAGCAATCGAAGAAAAACATAAAGTAGATTGGCCAACATTACCACTTAACGTATATCTTAAAAAAGGTAGAAAGTATATCAAAATTATTAGAAAAAATGAGTCTCAACAATGTGTATGGGGTTTCATTAACCTTAAAAATGAGAATTTTAATGTTGGTGATGTGTTAATGGCAGCAGGCTGGAACACACCAGCAACTAATAAAGCAAGAGGCAATATTGTAGAAAATGATTATAAAATTACAGGATCAAGATTATATGGCCCAGACTACCTTAAGTAAATATAAGCATAACTTTGTTGACGTTGGCGATATTCGCCAAGTCAACCTACCTGAAGGGCGTAGATATGTTACACCCGAAGGCAAGAAGTATCCTAGTGTTACAACAATATTAGGACATAAAACACCACCTTGGATATTAGCTTGGCGTAAAAGAATTGGTGAGGAAGAAGCAGACAAAATTGCTAGACGTGCAGCAGTTCGAGGCACTAAGTTTCACACTCTAACAGAAAATGTATTGCTTAACAAAGAAACAGATCATAAAGAAGTATTAGGATTATTAGATCAAAAAATGTATGAATCTTATCGTCCATTACTAAATGATGTTGACAACATACAAGCAATAGAAGCTAAATTATATTCAGACCATTTGCGTTTAGCAGGACAGGTAGACTGTATTGCAGAATATAAAGGTAAGCTTTCAGTTATAGATTTCAAAACATCTAAGAAAAAGAAAACACTCTCAGGATGTGGCAATTACTTTGTTCAAACAGCAGCTTATGCTATTATGTGGGAAGAAAGAACAGGCATTCCTGTAGATCAAACAGTAATCATTATGGCAGTAGAAGAAGATGAACCAATTGTTCATGTTCAAAAACGTGATGATTATGTCCCTAGATTATTAGAACTTAGAGACGAATACGAAAAAGACGTCCAAACGGTATAATAACATCTTGACTTACCTATAAAGTTACTATATAATAGTAGCATGTTTAACAACGAAGAAATCCCAAATATCATTGTAACCGGAGGCTGTGGCTTTATCGGAAGTCATTTTACTGAACGATTACTTGATGAGGGATTTTGCGTAACGGTTGTTGATGACAAACGTCAAGGAGATTGGGTAATACCTCATCCTAATGTTAAATATTATTTTGAAGATGTCGCAAACTTCAATCCGTTTAAAGGGGAAATAACCCCACCTGTAGCTATCTTTCATTTAGCTAACTCGCCTCGTGTTCGCAGATCGTTAGAACGCCCAACGGAAACAATCGTTAATAATATCGCATCAACAGCCGCCGTCGCAGATTGGGCAAGAATAATGAATTGTAGATTATTTTTCGCTACTTCATCTAGCACACAATATTCGGATTCTGATAATCCTTATACATGGTCCAAAGCTAATTGTGAAAACTTGTTAGAATTATATCATAGACTTTATCAGTTAGATTATTCTAAACTTTACTTTTATAGCGTTTATGGGCCCGGTGAAGCAGATTACGGAGAATACAGCACAGTTATAAGATGCTTTAAAAAGAAATATTTGGAAAACAAACCTTTACAGGTATTTGGAACAGGTAAAAAGGAAAGAGACTTTACACACGTCTACGATGTTGTTCAAGGATTAATACAACTATTAGCAGACGAAAACGCTCCTAAAATTGTTCACTTTGGAAAAGGAAGTCCTAGAAGAATTAAAGACATTGCTGAAGCATTTGACCACCCAATTATTAACGCATTTGACCAACCAGGTGAAGCACAGAAAACATTATGTAAAACACCTTATATTGAATGTCCAACAGAAGTTATAGCATACATAAAAGATTGGGTAAAAAGAAATCACAACAGGAGTAATGATGATTGAGAAAGTTATAGATAATACACAAGAAAAACCAGTAGAAAAATTATCAGATGTGCAACTTATTACAAAGAAGTTTAAAACATCTACACAATTTTCGCAACATATTGAGAAGATTGCTTTTCGGACAGATAGTAGTTGCATTGATGTTCTTGTAGATTATTGTGAGAAAGAAAACATAGAAATTGAAAGTGTTAAGAAACTTCTCAATGCCTCACTAAAGGAAAAAATTAAACAAGAAGCTTTAGATTTAAATTTACTAAAAGAGAAAAGAAAGAACAAGTTACCTATATAATGGAACCTTTCGATGTTTATAAGCTTTATTTAGCCTTAAAACTACACTTTACAACATGGAGCTATGATATAGCAAAACATAAAGGTGCAGTTAAAGGCAAAAAAGAAACCTTTCTCAGACGTAAGGATTTAATGTCTGTTAGAAAGATTGCCAGAGACTTTACTAAACAACAAGTCATAGATTTTCTTGTTGCTAACTTTGTTTCAGGTGACCGCTGGGGAGGAATGTTTGATACCTCAGCAATGGATGTATATAAAGAATGGGACTCTAAAAAGGACAGACTTTTATACAATTTTGAGGCAGATTTACATAAGATTATTTTTCGTATGGAATCTGACAAACTAAAATCAGCAGTCGAAGGACAGCATCCATTAATATTAAGAATGTTATTGGGTAAAGATATTAATCTTGAGACTGTGGTTTTATTAGAAAAAATTAATCCTTTTGTTATGGAATATAAGGATGATTTTGTTCTAGGTGATACGGTTATGTTAATAATTAAATATAAATTATTTGTTAAAACAGACTTAGATAAATTAAATAAGTTTTCGGACAAAATAAATGAGATATTTAATACATAACTCTTATAAATATATGTGTCCGCAGATACAGGACAAATATACAACGTAATACAACGCAATACAAGGAGAAAAATATGTCGTTTAATACACTATCAGATCTTCGTCAAGCACGAGGAAATTTCGATAACTTAATGAAAGAAGTCGAAAAAATTTCAAATCCAAGTCAGTCCAATTCAGGTGACGACAGAGAATGGAAACCAACAGTAGATAAAGCAGGAAACGGTTATGCCGTTATTAGATTCTTGCCGCCTACTAAAGGTGAAGATATGCCATGGGTAAGATTATGGAATCATGGATTCCAAGGTCCTTCAGGTAAATGGTATATAGAAAATTCATTAACTACACTTAACCAACAAGATCCTGTTTCAGAATTAAATTCTGAGTTATGGAATAGTGGTGTTGAGGCTAATAAAGAAATTGCTAGAAAACAAAAACGTAGACTAGCATATTACACTAATATTTTGGTAGTTAGTGATCCAAGTGCTCCAGAAAACGAAGGTAAAGTATTCTTATACAAATTTGGTAAGAAAATATTTGATAAAATTAAAGATGTCATGCAACCTCAATTTGAGGATGAGACACCTATTAATCCTTTCGACTTTTGGGAGGGTGCTAATTTTAAATTAAAAATTAGACAAGTAGAAGGCTATAGAAATTATGATAAAAGTGAATTTGATAGCCAATCAGTAGTCGCAGAAGATGACGCTGTGATTGAAGAAATATGGGGAAAACAACATTCATTATCTGAAATTGTTGATCCTAAAAACTTTAAATCATATGCAGATTTAAAAGCGAAACTTAATATGGTATTAGGTGGTGGTGCAACAGTAGCAACAGCAGAACAAATTTCTAATGAGACAGGTGACGTTGCTGATGATACATTTGTTGAACAAGCAGTAAAAGCTCAAGCAGCCCCTGCAACTAATCCAGTTAAGGAAGAAGATGAGGATGACACTCTAAGTTATTTTGCTAAATTAGCAGAAGATGACTAAATCCTAAACATCGGAGGGAAGGGCATTATTTGCCCTTTCTTTTTGACTTTAAATTCTGCGACCTATATATTGTCGTCTTTGGAAATGTAACGGAGTATTGTCGTTAATACGAGATGTTGGTGGGGCGGTTACAATAATGTCGCCCTCGGAACCTGTGTTATTTGTTACATTGTTTACAACTGTTTGGCCTCCGCCTTGCATTCCAGCCATTTGGCCTGTTTGTTGTTCTATACTTGTCATATTTTCAACAGCATCACCTGTTGGAACAGGATCTAAACCTGCTACCTGTGCCTTTCCTGTTTTCTTTTGATTTAATGCATCTTGAACAGCCTTCATATCATCAGCAGATAAGTCGTCATCTTGAACAATTGCTTGTAATTCATCTATACTAGCATCGCCTAATTTACTTCTATCTATTTTAGACTTTCTCATACCTCTTTCTTTATAAAGGCCTGATTCTTTTGCTGACTTAAAGCCTGCTTCAGTATTAGCTTCTAGTGTATCTGCTATTTTCTTTCTGTCTACACCTATTGCCGAAGTAGCTGCTTCATTGTTCATTAATGCTTTTACAATAGCAGCATTTTTAATAGCAGCTTTATCGTTATCTGATAACTCAGCGTCCCCAGCTTCTTCTAACAACGCAGCCTCAATTTCATTTGCTTCTTGTTGTATTTTACTAGCTAACCCACTATCTTTTTCTGCGATTTGTTTCATCGCTTCTTCTGCCTGAGCATTTGACTCAGCTAACTCACCGGGATCTACATCTAACGCATCACCTACAGCGCCGCCAAGTTTTTTACCTGCAAACGAACCACCGAAGTAACCTATAGCTCCTCCAATAAGTCCACCTACAACTGTTCCTACAACAGGAATTGCTGAACCTATTGCCGCACCAGCAGCCGCGCCTGCAAGAGCACCGCCTGCTCCACCTACGCCTTCTCCTACTGCTTCAGCCTTTGCAATTTGTTCTTCTTCTGCTGTTAGTTTGCCTGCATCTGCATCTGCTTCTGCTTGTTTTGAACCCGAATAAGCTGTATAGGCTCCTAAGCCAACTGCTGCTACAGCACCACCTGCCTTTGTAAGCATGGCACCTTTACCTTTAAACATATTACCTAGTCTAGACAGTTTGCCTTTTTTGCCTTTGCCTTTTTTGCCTTTCTTGTTTTTACCGCCTGTTCGGCCCATGATGTCCATGCCACCACCGCCGTCGCCGTCGCCACCTAAAGCTCCGTCTTCTAATAGTTCTCTAATTTTTACTAGCTCTTCATATGACTTTTCTTGGAATGACTCTCTATCTGTTCCACTAAATACGGAACCTGATGCTTTAGCTTTACCGCCTCCGCCTGTTAACGGAAGTTCTCTTTGGCCAGTGGTTTCTCCTTCAGCTACTGCATCTGTTGCGCCTTCTAAAGCGGCTACATTTAATTGAGGCCTACCGGAGCTATCTGTTCTTAAGAATTCATTATCTGGATTTGCTCCTTCAGGTGTTGTTAAACTTAATCCTTTTTCGTCGCCTACCATATCGGCAAGTCCACGTGTTTGTATTTCGGCTCCTGTTTGTATTCTTATTTCTCTTTGAGCCATTTCCTCACGTTGATTATCAGTATAAAAATTACTTAATCCGCCTGTTCCAGCATCACCAAATAATCTTGTAGGTGAGAATGCTTGTTTTAACCCACCAAAGAATCCTGCTCCCTGATCTATATTTAAACTTTCTTTTAATGAACCTGTAAATGTCTTTTTACCGAGATCTTTTTGTAGGTCCTTAAGTCCTAATAAACTTTCAAAATCAGGAGCACCTTCTACACCGCTTTCTTTTGCTATTTGAGATTCAACACGAAGTTCTTTAATCATGTTGTTGACTTCTTTTACAGCTACTTCTTGATCTTTACCTGTAGCTGTTTGAGCCTTATTCATTAATTGGGTTAACCCACCAATTTTTTCTCCTACTTTACCTTCAGGATCTGACTCCATTAATTGTTGTAAAGTAGCTGCGTTTGCTGTTATGTTCTTTGCTAATGATGATGAGCCTTTAGCAGTTCTAAATGCTAATTGGTTTGATGTTTCTCCTGCGCCTATTACATCATCGCCTCTTGCGTCTTTTACAGCACTAATAAAATTTTCAACTCTACTTTCTGATTCTAAATAAGCATCCTCTTTTGCTAAGGCTCCTGTAATCTCGTTTCTATATCTAGTTGCGTCCTTGCCTGTTTTTGTTTTGTATTGTTCTCTTCTTACTGTTGCTTGACCACCTATCAAAAGTTTTGACATTTGGTTTTGGTTGACGTTACCTTCTAAGTCTCCTTTTTCCCCTCTTAATTCTTTTTTGGCGTCTGTTGGATCTACTGCATAGCTACGTTCTCTTAAGGATTCACTAGGGTTATTAGGATCGTATGTTCTACTTCTTCTCGGTGCATTACTTCCGCCTGACAATGGAAGTTCTTGTTGTCTTTTATTTACTTGTCTTTGTGCTTGTGTTTGGTTTACAGGAACTTTTCTCGGAATACTAGGTGCATTAGGATCTCTTCCAAACAATTCTCCTTGAACAGGAACCGTTCCACTTGATGATACATTAGGAGTCGTTTGTGCTGTGCTTGTTGTGGTTCTTGGTGCACTTCTTTCGTCTTTTACTATAACTGTCTGTCCGCCAGTTCCTCCGCCGCCTCTGCCTGCATTAATATCGTCAATCTTCTTTAATAATGCTCCTATACCTTGCTCTACTCTAATTCTAGAATCACGTGCACCTTTGTTATGTTTTCTTTGTTCTTTATAGAAGTCACCTTCAAGTCTACCTTTTAAAATGTTACCTCTTTTCGATATAAGAGTCTCAGCAATTTGCATCTTGTTGAAAGTTTTATTGTCTTTAGCTTCATTTTTAAGAAAGTCTGTTTGTTCTTTAGATTGTCGTTTTACTTCATCTAACTCGTCTTTAATACTTTGCTCTAAATCATTAAAGCCCTTCTCTTTTTCGACAGATGGGTCCTTAGACTTTGCAGCCTCCATATCTCGCAGCATTTTCTCCATGCCTGCTATTAAACTTCTAGGTGCTTCTGGCATTAGCTTTTCATATCCCTCACGGTTTCTTTATTCTTTTCTATTTTCTTACGCAAGTGCACAACTAGCATACTTACATATATTTCTCTTTCCCAAGGCAACATTTCTTCTATTTCTGATAGACTCCAATGATGTTCTTGCATTAATAAGAAATTCGTCTTGAAATAATTTTCAAGAGAATCTTGAGAAAGAGTTATGCGAAAAAATGTTCGTATCCGTTAATTGATACTGCATTTGGCTTTCCGCAATCTTCTTTAGGACAAGTATATTCTACAATGTGTTCTAACATTGGCATTGTCTTAAAGAACTCTCTAGTCTCTGCAAGAGCCTCAAGTGGTAAAGTTTCTACAAAACCTACAACTTCATCATCTGTTTCCTTAGATACATCCCATGATTGTTCGGCATCAAATACGGTGTCGATACAATGTTTTAGGATCTCAACATCATCCAAGTCATCAATTTTATTCATTATGTGTGCTGGCGGGAATTTTAATATCATTCCTACAGTCTTATCTTCATTTAGAAAAATTGTTTTTGAGGAATCTGAATCAAGATTATTAATCTTAAATTCATCAACTTCAACTTCATAACTCATTGTGCCTTTACAATGTCCACAAATTAACATGAACTCTTGTTTGTTACCTACAGACTCTTTTCTTATTTGTAAGAAAGTCCATTGTAACAAGTGCATTGGCAATTTAGTTGCATCTACTTCTCCAAACGAACAGTTGGTGACAACTTGTTGACATACGTTAAGCATATCTTCATATTCACCGTCAGAAGCCATTGTTAAAAGTTTTTCTTCTTTTACCTTAAAAGGCCTAAATTTATATGTTTCATTTGTTCCTGGGAACGTTAAATTAAATGTTGGTGTCTCCAATACTGGTAGCGCCATTCTTTTCTCCTATAATATATTAAATAAAAGGATCTCTTTGAGGAGGTTGTCCTTTATTTGATTTTAATTTGCCGTCTTCAAAAGTTCCATCTAAAACCGGTCTTTGTTTCTTTCTTGCATCCTCTGCAATTGGCTCACATGGTTTGTATATCCATTTAACTGAAGATACGGTGAGTGAGATTCTTAAAGGACCAGGCGAACCTGCTGAAACAGGAATCAAGTTTAAAAGTTTTGGAACACTATCAATAAGTTTCCATTCTCCTAATACTTGATCTTGTTGCGACAAACTTTTTACTACAATAGACCCAAATACTTCATCCGGGAATGCTAACTCTTTTGTATAAGGATTAGCAGCTAGAAATATCCAGTCTTCAAAAACGTGCCTATGGGCCCATTTTTCATCTGCAATAAATGTAAACACAGACTCTTGTCCTAAAAAGTCTACGTTCTTAATTCTGTATTCCTGCCAAGCACCTATTTTAACAGGTTCTACTTGGGCAGAAAGTCCTGGGATTTGAGCTTCTTCACAAAATAAAGTAAGAGTTTCATCTACACCCGGATACCATTGTCTTAATGCAAAAGGTAAATTAAACTCTACCTCATACCTATCAGCACGAGGTAAATGTTGTTCTCTTACCGCAGCTCTAAAATTGCTTAGTTTAAATTTTGCTTTATCAGCCATTTATAATTTCTCTCGAATCCCTGTAAATTTTTTGTTGTCCAGCACCTACAAAGTTTTGCGTTGGCATAAAAATAGATGCTCTCCAATGTTCTGTTTTAACTTGTAAAAATCTAGAACGAATATTTTTTGTTATATATCTTTTAACACAAGGTCTAACTTCTGGAAATCTACTTACCTTTTTAAGTAAACTCCAGGACACTTGCATTTTACTATATCCGTCCTTGTCAGGAATTTTATCCTGTGTTTTTTCAAGTCTGTCTAATAATTGTGCTCTTAATAACGGTGGTAGGTAATGTAAATTAAGTCCATAAAACCCACCAGGTGCGTCATCAAAAGGAACACATAAAGGGAATGTATCCCAATAAGGCAGTCTATCTTTTGTTTTAGGTTCATATACAAACATATACATTCCACCTATATCTAGACTACTTTTTAGCTTACCCAAATCTGAGCTCATAACTTCTTGTGGTGTATTGAGCCCACTAGCTAACTTTCTTATGTTAGCTTGATACCATTGCATAGAACGGTCTGTTGTTCCAGCCTTAGCACTTAACTGTTCAAATGGATTTGCCATATAAGTATTTATAATGATAGGCCGAGTTCTTTTTCCGTTATTATTAAGAACTCCCAACCTTTGTGATTAGCAAATTGTTTAGCACTTTCCCACTTTGCTAAATTTACTCCGTATTGTTTTACCTCATTTATAAATTTTTTAGTTTTTCTTTGAGGAATTTTAGGCTCTTTTGTAAATCTATGAGGTTTTACTTCTACTAAATATTTTTTATCTTTAGTTTCAACAAAAAAATCAACGAAGTATCTATGTATTCTATTATCTAATGGACTTTTGTAAGGAACCACAATTTCCTCAGAACTCCAAGACAATACATCTTGGTTCTTGTCTGCCCAATTCATAAATTTTAGTTCGTAGCTACTCCTATATACAATATCATTTACACGACCTTTGTATTTACTAGGATTTTTAGGAACAAACTTTCCTTGATATATTTCCTTTGAGTATGCCATATCCTATTATAAATAATGATAATAACGTTATTTATATCGAGGAAACGTATGGCAGTAGCAGACGACCCAAACAGATTTAGCACAAGAGGATCTGAATTTAATCAAGGAGGACAACCTAACTCTGATTATGCATCAGGTTATGATCCTGTCTCAGAAAGAGCTCGTCAAACTGCCTTTTCAGATTATGAAAATGGTATAGAAGGAGACTCTAATTATAAGAGTAAAAAAGATCTATTAAAGTCTATGCACTCTAGTGAAATCAAAACATTGCAGTATCCTCAACAAGTTGGATCTTCAGATTTCAAAGAAGACGAAATGGTTCAACCTCATTCAGTAGTATTTTATATACAAGCAAGAACAAACACAACCGTAGGAAGACTATCAAAAGAAAGTGGAACAGGCAATGCAGATTGGATTAAAGCTCAAGAAAAATTAACTGAACAATATGCTAGAGAAAATAGAGCTAAAAGTGAATCTGCAGATGCTGTAGCAGGAGCTGGAACAGCATTAGGATCGGCAACTTTAGCAACAGGTGTTGCAGGAAAATTTATTGGAGAAAACGCATCTGCATTAGCTAAACCTTTAATTATAGGAGGTGCAGGTCTTGTAGGAGGAGCAACAGCAGGATTTGCTGTTGACAGTCCAGAGTTAGTTAGACTTATGACAACTATACAACTTCATATTAATAATCCTCCATCAACAGCATATTCAGCTAATTATAATGAAGAATCATTAGGTGTTGCAGGACAATTAGCATCAGGTAGATCATCACTTCAAGATGTGATGTCAGGTGCTGAATTTATAGGAAGAAATCTAATGATAGGTGCGGCAACATTACCTGCATCTATGGGTTTAGGTGATGCAAACTTTGCAGGTGCTTTAGAAGCTACAACTAAAAAGGTAAATAACCCATTTAAAGAACAATTATTTAAATCTATGGGCTTTAGAAAGTTTCAATTCAACTATAGATTTAATCCTAGAAATAAAGGCGAATACGAATCAGTTCAAGAAATTATTAAACAGTTTAAGTTCCATATGCACCCGGAAAGACAAGAAGGAGAATTCTTCCTAATGTATCCTTCAGAGTTTAGTATTGAATATAGATGGTTTGACCAAGAAAATACACATCTCAATAGAATATCCTCATGTGCGTTAACAGATATGAATATAACATATGGAGGAGATGGATTCACAACAATAATAGGCACAGGTGGTGCACCTTCAGAAATTAATATGACATTGTCGTTCACAGAACTAGAAACATTAACAAACGACAGAATAGCAGACGGGTATTAATATGTATTTTAGAGCGGTTCCAAATTTTTTATATAAGTTTAACAACAGTCAAAAAATAGTTAAAGATATTTTTAGACGTGCAGGTCTTCAGAAAAAATATGAACAAAGAGCATACTTAGTTCCTTATTTTATACGAGATGGAGTGAAGCCAGAAGACATAGCTTATGAACAATACGGTTCTGCAAAATACCATTGGGTAATTTTAATGTTTAATGATATTATAAATGTAAATGAAGAATGGCCGATACACTCTAATGACTTGTTTAGATATTGCACAGATAAATATGGAACAAACAATGTCAACGATACACACCATTACGTTAAAGCAGGAACAGATATAATTTGTGATTATGAGGATGCAAAATTTATATCAGGAGATATAGCTGCTGTAACGAATTATCAATACGAAGAAAATTTAAATGACGAGAAAAGACAAATAAAACTTCTTAATAGAAAATATTTAAAAACATTTACGTCTGAATATAAAAAGTTAATTAAGACATAATATATCATGTTTGTAACAGAAGAAAAAATCTCAAAAGCGGGTGATTACACTATAGACGAATTATTTTTGACCCCAGCTGATGGGTCGTCAATACCATTACAACCTTTTATGCTAGAAATAAACCTTTATGAGGATATTTTTAGCCCTGTTTTATTTGGTAATATTATAATATCAGACTCCACAAATTTAATTAGTAGAACACCTATATTAGGTAATGAACTAATTACAATGAAAATAAGAACAAATACTTTAGAAGACAATAACTCGAATGTAATAGAAAAAACATTCCAAATATATGCTATAGAAGACAGAAAATTAATAAGCGATAGGCAGGCAGGTTATAAATTAAGTTTTACTTCTAGAGAAGGTTATATAGATAATATTAATGCAATTTCTAAAACTTTTAGAGGAACGACTAGCGATATTGTTGAGGATATATTTACACAATATATAGAAACACCTAGAAAAGTAGATAGTGATAAAACAACAGGATTAATTATAACGGATAGTCCTCATAGAAGTAGTGTAACATTTACTTCTAATTTTTGGGGCTCTTTCCAATGTATGAATTTTTTAGCAAAACGTTCTAAAGGAAACACATTAAACTCCACAGACTTTTTATTTTACGAAAGCAATAAAAACTTTTATTTCACATCTTTAGAAAGTTTAATTAGTAATCAAATAGAAAACGGAATATTTGACGATTATGTAATGGAGCCAGAAGGAGCTAACTTTCCAAGAAGAAGTTTTCCTTTTGACTATGTAGGTAATAAACTTCCTAACGGATTTACAAATTTAGAAAAATGTGCAATACCGAAAACATTAGATATAATGGAAGATGCAGATAATGGATATTTAGCAGGAGCAGGTTTTAGTTATGATGTGGTTACTAAACAATACGAAGAAAAAACATTTGATGCTAGAAAACAATTTTCAAACTTTGTAAGAACAGGAGAGGGTGTTCCAATACCAGAGGGTGTTGCAAGAAACCCATATAAATTTAAGGAATTTTTTCCTTTAAATAGTGCTTTATATAACGATTATAATTTAGATGCACTAACTGTAGACAATAAATTAATTAGGCAAAGTTATTTAAATTCTATTAATAATTTTAAATTTGAACTAACATTTCCAGGTAGAACAGATATAGAAGTAGGAAGAGTAATTAATTTAGTATATCCTTCACCTGAAGAAAAAGCCAAAGACGGCGATAGTCCAGGAACACAAGCTGGCGTAGATTTTGATAGATTTTTATCTGGCCCTCTTTTACTAACAGCGTTACACCATAAACTAGATAGTCAAGGTTATGTTATTATGGCCGATGGCGTTAAAAATGGATTAGCTCAAAGTTTAGGATTAGAAGGTGTTAATGAAGAAGAGGTTGATGGTTATGAATTCATATAATATTTGGTTAGGTATTGTTGAGGATAGAAACGATCCTGAGTTTTTAGGACGTTACCGTGTTAGAATATTCGGACTACATTCAGCTAATAAAGAAACTTTGCCCACAGCAGATTTACCTTGGGCTATTCCTGTTATGCCTTCAATCTCAGCATCAATTTCAGGCGTAGGATTTTCACCTACAGGTATTGTAGAAGGCTCAACTGTAATAGGATTATTTTTAGATGACGAAGAGCAACAACCAGCGGTATTAGGAACTATACCCGGCATACCTTTTAAGGATGCTAACCATAAAGATCCAGACAATGAAGCAGGAGCTGATGAAGAAAATAGAAAAACTATAGAAACTTTAGAAAAACAAATTTCAGAATTAGATTCCAAAATACAAAAAAACCCATCAAATTTAAATTTAGTAGCAGAAAGAAATAGTTTACAAAATCAAAGAGATTTAATAGCAGGTGTGGGCAATAATGTAGGATTTACAGATCCATTTAAACAATTTCCGAGAAGTGTTACAGGAACAGGACTTAATTCACTTAAAGAGCCAGACTCATCTAGATTAGCTAGAAACGGTGAAGCAGAAAAACATATTACACTAACATCTAAAAGAAGCCAACGTTTATCAGAAGAAAATGACGGAACACAAATACCAACAGCAGTAGCACCAGACGTTTCTTCTGTAGGTGAAAAATACGACAACGCAAAATACGATAGAGAAACTTGGGAAGAACCTCATCCTCGTTTCGGTAATACTGCAACAGGTGCCTACCCAGAATTAGGAGTAGCTCCCACAGAAGATAATATGAAGCCTGGGGAGTCTAGTTTATATCCTTATAACCATGTAAGAGAAACAGAGTCAGGTCATGTGTTTGAAGTAGACGACACACCTGACAACGGCAGAATACACGAGTTTCATAACTCAGGCACATTTTATGAGATACAAGCAGGTGGGGATAAAATTACAAAAATTGTTGGTGACGATTATGAAATTGTTTTACAAAACAAAAAATGCTTTATACAAGGTGCATTAAATATAACAGTAGGCGGAGATGCTAACTTTTATATTAAGGGAGACAAATACGAAGAAATAGAAGGCAACTCATTTACAACAATATTAGGCGATAGAGTTACTAAAATTGGCGGTAATGATTTATTAGAAGTTTTAACAGATAGTAATACACAGATAAATGGAAGAATGGGACAACGTGTTACAGGAGACAATAATTTAGAAGTATTAGGTAATCAAGATATTACAGTTGCACTTGATAGAAAACTAAAAGTATCAGGCAAAGATAGTGAAATATTTGGTGCAGATAGAAAAGTTCAAAATAATGCATCATACACAGAAATTACAAAAGGAAATTATTCAAGTATTGCCATAGGAAATATTAAATTTGGTGGATCCGGTAATGTTGAAATAGGAGTTAAAGGAACATCTAAATTATTTTCAACAGGCTCACAAACATTAAAGTCTGACGCAGCACAGGAATTAAATGCTACAGTTACAAATATATTACAAGATACAAACGTTACAGGAACAGTAGACGCCTCAGTAGAGGTTAAAGCAGGTAGCCCAGAAGTAACATTAACAGGTCATAAACACGAATATGTCCCAGGTAGTGGGTCACCTACTGACACAGCAACAGGAGAAGGATAATGGCGTGTGGTTTATCAAAAGATATGTTAGCATTAGCAGACCAAATAGATTCTGTTAATGAGGCCATTGATGAAAAAATTAATAATGCCACAGCGCCTATTGAAGATTTATTAGGTGATTTTGAAAATACTATCAATGGTGCTGTAGATGCTGTTGAAGCTAAAATAAAAGTTGCAGTTCCTTCACTTATAGACAAAGTAGTTCCAGACAATTTACAAACTGATATAGAAAATATGGCAAGAATAGCATTGTTAGGAGCTATAGCAATACCACAGTTTTTAACTGAATTAGATAGATTAAAAGATAAATGGGGACCTATATTAGAAGGCAGTGGACAAGATATAGATTTAAATAATATAGCAGACTTAATAAGAAATGGCGCGTTAGATATAGATACGCTCTGTAAGAAAATACCTAACATAGATTTCCCAGGTGGAGATCAAGTCAATGTTATGGTAAAAGGAATACCTGTAACATTTCCTAATGTAGATGCTGTAGACATTATAAGAGGAGACCCAATTCCAAAAATAACAAAACCAGAGTTTTCTGTTAATGTAGGCATATTAAAAAACGCAGCTAAAGACAGATGGATAAATTTCGATTTACCTAAACTTTTCAAAGGCCCTAGGGGCTAAAAACATATAAATACTATTATGGAAACATTAAAAGTATCACGACTCTATAAAGACTTTGATATGTCTTTCGGCGTTAACGCTGTAACAGGAGACGTAAATAAAAAACTTGACGTAAATGCTGTTAAACAATCAGTAAGAAACTTATTGCTAACAAATTTATTTGAAAGGCCTTTCCAGCCTCTTTTAGGTTCCTCATTAAGAGGACTTTTGTTTGAACCAATGACTATGGTAACAGCATTATCAATAGAAAAATCAGTCAGTAATTTATTAAAAGCGTATGAACCAAGAGCGGAACTAATTAATATAAAAGCAAATCCGCAATATGATAATAACTCATACGAACTTAGTGTAACTTTTAAAGTGGTGGGATTTAATAGCCCAGAAATATTAACACAAACCTTACAGAGGCTTAGATAAAAATGGCAAATAAAATATTAAGAATAACAGAAGTAGCACCAGCAGGTGTATCTATCTTTCAAAAGAAAAAGGAAGCGGAATCTTTAGAAGCCGGAACAGACGAACACAGCAAACCTCATATTATATTTGATTGGTATAATATTAGTCCAGATTGGCCGGCTAATCCAGAAGGATATCCTTTTAATGACGAAATGATGCAACAATCATTTGATATTGATGACAACGATATATCTACTCTTATTGTAAATATAGCATTTACAACTGATGATGAGATTATATTCAACGATCCAGTATCAGAAAGAGCACAGGAAAGAATAGACTACAACGAAGCTAACAGCGTAATTGTTACTATCGAAGAATTAGACAAGGAGTAGTAAATGGCTCAATTAAATGTAACAGAGCTCGACTTTGAAGATATTAAGTCGAACCTTAGAACCTTTTTTGAATCACAAAGTGAATTCTCAGATTATGACTTTGAGGGCTCAGCTCTTAGCATTTTAATTGATTCTTTAGCATACAATACTCATTACAACGCTATATTAGCACACATGCTTGCTAATGAAAGCTTTTTAGATACTGCAATTAAAAGAAGTTCAGTAGTTTCATTGGCAAAGGCAATAGGATATACACCTAAAAGTAGAAAGGCAGCACAAGCAACATTAAATTTATCTATAATACCTGGAACAAGTTATACAAATTCTGTATTTACTTTATCAAGAGACTCAGCATTTACAGCAGGAAAAGATGGAACAACTTATACATTTTATCCTAGTGAAGATGTATCCGCTACTCTACAAGATGTAGCTGGAACAAATACTTTTGTTTTTAATGATTTAATCGTAAAAGAAGGAACAAGAGTATCAAATAGTTTTACATTATCAGCAGATAAACTACAAGGTCCTTTTATTATACCTAATAAAAATATTGACACAACAACATTAAGAGTTAGAGTTCAAAAATCAGGTTCAGATTTAGCAATAGAAACATACAACAAAGCATCAAACTTTGTAGATTTAAATAGCACATCAAAAGTTTATTTTGTTGAAGAAGGACATGACGGCTTATATCAAATAGTATTTGGCGATGGAGTTATAGGAGCAGGATTAGATGCAGGTAATGTTGTTGTTATAGATTACCTAGTTACTAATGGAGAAAGCGCAAACGGATGTAAGACGTTTACAAACTCACAAACATTAACAGCAGTAGGAGAATTGGTTTCTAATACTGTTAGCAGTGTAGCAGGAGGCGGTGCAAAGAAAGAAAGTATAGACGAAATTAAAAGAAACGCACCTCAATACAATGTAACAAAAAATCGAGCAGTTACAGCAAAAGATTATTCGGCATTGATTCAACAAGTAAATCCAAATATTCAATCAGTTTCAGTCTGGGGCGGAGAGGACAATGATCCTCCAATGTATGGAAAAGTATTTATTTCACTTAACCCAGCACCAGGTTCTATTATAACACAATCAGATAAGGATTTAATTACAGCAGAAGTTATTGACGTTAAAACACCTATAGCAATTCAACCCGAATATGTTGATCCAGAGTTTACATATATTGGGTTAAAAGTTACAGCAACATATGATAATAAGGCAACTACACTAACAGCAGGACAGTTAAATAATTCTATTAATAGTGCAATAACAGAATTTTTTACAACAGACTTAAACTATTTAAATAAAAGTTTTTATTATAGTGTATTACATGATTTAATCAAAGGCGTATCAGATTCAATAACATCTGTTAATATTGTTACAAGACTACAAAAAAGACTTACACCGACGTTAAATACAGATGCCAACTATTCGTTTGCTTTTAACAACAAATTAGAACCTAGATATTTTCATTCTACTTGGTTTACAGCAAAAATAGCAACAACAAACTATAAGGTTAAACTTGTTGACGTTCCAAGTAGCACAGTAGTTGCACCTGTTTATAGTGGAACAGGAACACTTAAATTAGAAACAGAAGATGGAATAAGAATTGCAGATGTTGGAACAGTAGATTATGACACAGGAAAAGTTACAATATCTGAAATGCACGTTGTAAGCTTGTTTGGAGATGAAACAAAAATTAGAGTTACTTCTTCTCCTCACGAAGACGTAAAAGACATTTTAACAAATGTTTTAAGAAGAACAAGTGATACAACAGCATCAGCAGTCGTTGCTAAACCTAGTCAAAATACAATACTATCATTAGACGACACCGTTTATAATTTAACAACAGGTGCAAGATTGGGACTAACAATCGATTCTGTAATTAAACAAAAAGAGGTATAATAAATGGCTCATCTTATCCCGAGCTATTATAGATATGTAGAATCTATAACTATTACGGACGCAGGTTCGGGATATACTTCTGTTCCTACAATCACAATTTCAGGTGGTGGTGGAACAGGAGCCACAGCAACAGCAGCAATTTTTAATGGTTCGATACAAACAATAACCGTAACTAATATAGGTTCAGGTTACACATCGACACCAACCGTAACTGTAGATGGCAACGCTGTTCTTACAGCAGTTTTAAATTTCGCACAAGGACCATCTACAGAATACAATACGAAACAAGCTACATTAGTAGACAACACAATTCCAGAATTTGTAAGAGAAGACCATCCAAAGTTTAAAACTTTTATAGAAACCTATTACAAATTTATGGACCAAGAAGGCAATCCTTCTAACGTCTTATTAAATAGTAGATTTACAGATTTAGATGAGGCATCAAATGCCTATTTAGAAAAATGGCGTAAAGCAATAGCACATGATTTTCCTGCCGTTTTTCAAGCAGACAAAAAGTTTTTATATAAAAATTTAAAAGACTTATACGAAACAAAAGGAAGTAAAAGATCCATACAAGCATTTTTTAGAATACTGTATGGTGAGGAAATAGAAGTAGAATATCCTAGTAGATATGTATTACGAGCATCCGACGGTAGATGGCTAGAAGAAACAACTGTAAAAGCTGTCGAAGGTCCTAACGGAACGGATGTATCTACATTAGCAGGTAAACTTGTTGATGTAAAATACTATGAAACAATAGGAACAGTTACTACAATTAAAACAATTCAAGCAACAGTTCAAAGGGTAGAGAAAACAGCATATACAAACCCACAATCATATGAATTAGTTTTAACACTTCCAAGCTCAACAACTGTAATCCCTGGACCGGGTGCAGGATTAGAACTTACAATTACAGAAACTGCCGGTGTAATTACAAACATAGGTATAGCAAACGGCGGTTCTGGATATGTAGCGACACCTACTATAATTATCCATTGTGCTGATGGCAACGGAGTGGATGCAACAGCATTACTTACAACAACCGATGGAGTAGTTACAGGTGTCTCAATAACAGACGGAGGTTCGGGTTATACTTCTCCTTATATAGAAATAGTAGAAGATAATTTTAGAACTTTCGTTACATTACGAGATAGAACAAATGAGTCCTCAAATATTGAGGCTTATTTAATTAGAACACTACGAAGCGTCACCTCAGGCTCAGCTGCTAGCACACCAGCAGGTTTTAGAGTAGGTGATGTTTTTGTAATTAACGAAACAGGTGATGATGGTAGAGGATATGCGTTAGATTATTTTTCTGAAGACTATACGTTTATTGGAGGTAATAATAACGCATTTATTAAAGTGGAAACAATAGACTCAAATGGTATTCCTACATCATGGAGTATTATTAACCCAGGGTCAAATTTCTTCTTAGAGTCACCAACCATTCAAGTTACATCAGTTACCGGTGTAGAACTTGATATAATTTTAACGACAGGATACTATTTTAGTTATCCTGGCAAATATACAGATGATAGAGGGAAACTATCAGACGTAAACAGATTACAAGATAACAATAGATATCAGAGTTATTCCTATGTTATTAAAACAGGAAACTCCTCATCTGATTGGATAGAAAAATATAAAGAAGTATTACACCCAGCTGGGATGGAAGTGTTTGGTGATTTAATTATCAAAAATACACTTAACTTCACAAACTATTCTATAGCGTCAGGTGTGTTTGATATTAATAGATACTTCCAGACTGATGCAGTCACATTATCAGATAGCTTATTCTTTACATGGTATCAAGAGATAGCAGATTCTACTGTTTCAATAACAGACGTTATTGTAGTAGCATACAATAAAGGATTAAGCGATACAACAAGCATCTCAGATGATGGAACTGTATTCAACTTTGGTAAAAATATAACGGAAACGGCCACTACAAGTGATGCTACATTCGTTATAAATAACAGTAAGAATATAAATGAAACACAAACAGCCTCAGAGCAAATAGCATTATCATTAACTAAACCATCGGTTACAGATACAGCTACAACATCAGACTCAGGTAGTTTAGTGGTTCAGGATTATGCAGAAAGTTATTTTGCTAACGATTATGTCGGTGTAGGCAGAACCTTTACATAATACTTTGGAGAAACAAATGTTTAAAGAAAAAATGAACGCTACTGGTAAAGTCCACGTAGTGCTTACAGATAAGAACGGTAACATTAAACAAGAATTCGAAACAAATAACCTAGTGGTAGATGATGGTTTGGACCATATCGCTTCTAGACTTAATTCAACACCAACTTCAATGTCACATATGGCATTGGGTTCAGATAATACTGCGGCTGCTAGCTCAGACTCAGCATTAGGAACTGAATTAGCTAGGGTTACTTTTGATTCTGATAATGTTACTAACAATGCTATTGCTTATGTAGCAACATTTAGCGCAGGAACAGCAACAGGTTCTATTAGTGAAGCAGGAGTTTTTAATGCTTCATCAGCAGGAACTATGTTATGTAGAACTGTTTTTAGTGTTGTTAATAAGGCAGCATCAGACGTTCTTACAGTTACTTGGACAGTAACAATAGCTTAATAAAAATTAAAAATGGCGTTATTACTCAGACAATTAGGTAGAACTGAATTAGCAAGATCCTTTCATCGGGATATTTTAAATTCATTCGATTTATATTACTTCTGTTTAGGAAGAACATACGCATGGACGGATGACACAAGTCCAGAAACACCTTTAGATTCTGATAATTATACAAATACATTTAGACGAAATGTGTTGTTTGCACAAAGAGTGTCAACAGCAGATATCTGTTTATTAGCAAGAAGAATAAACTGGACATCAGGGACAGTTTACGATCAATATGATGACGCACTTTCATCTACAAACACAGCTTACTCGGGCGCTGATAACTTACAAGAAGCAAACTTCTATGTATTAACAGATGAATATAAAGTCTATAAATGTTTATTTAATAATAATAACGCACAAAGCACAGAAAAACCAACAAGCACTTCAACAAGTGTTTTTGAGTTATCTGATGGTTATAAATGGAAATTTTTATTCCAAGTATCATCAGGTGACCAAACAAAGTTCTTAGATGCAGAACATATACCTGTTAGAAAATTAACAGGTAACCCAACTTTCGACGTCAACGGAGAATTAGATTCGATAACTGTAACTGCTGGAGGCTCTGGTTATACATCAGCACCAACAGTAGTTATATCGGGAGACGGAACAGGAGCTGAGGCTACTGCTACCATAAGTGCAGGTGCAGTAGACTCGGTGACTATTACAAATGCTGGCTCAGGATATTCTTTCGCTCTTGTTTCATTTACAGGTGGCGGAGGTTCCAATGCTACAGCAACAGCAACACTAGGTGACGCAGATAGTTTACCTGCTTTAGGTAGTGCTGTAGAGGGAGCAGCTATACAAGGCTCACTAGATTACATAGAATTATTAACACCAGGACAAGACTATACATCAGGAGATGTTCAAGTCACAATTACTGGTGACGGCTCAGGTGCTGAGGCTTCTTTAACAGTAGCTGCAGGAACAGGAGCAATAACAGGAATAACAGTTACAAATCCAGGATCGGGTTATTCTTTTGCAGACATTACATTTTCACAAACAGTAGGTGTAGGAACAAGTGCTACAGCAAGAGCAGTTCTTTCCCCACCTGAAGGACATGGAAGTAATCCTATAAAAGAATTGTTCGCTAAAACATTAGGATTAACAATTTCATTATCAGACAATACAAATACAGATTTAATTGTAGGTAACGATTATAGACAAATTGGGTTAGTTAAAAATTTATATAACTACTCAGGCTCTACAATATTTGAGGCAGCAACAGCAACAGCGGCCTTTGTTATTAATCAAACATCAGCAACAAACTATGCTGTAGATGATATAGTTACATCATCAGACGGCGGTAAGTTTAGAGTATCACAAGTTTTAATAAATGATGATGAAACAACTTACGATGTATGGTTAGTTCCAGAGATAGGACTTATTTCTGGATCTTCAGTTTTAACAAATAGCACGCAGGGTTTGACAGGTTTGACTATAAATAGTGTTACAAATCCAGAGATTGACGTCACATCTGGAGATGTTGTTTACATAGAAAACAGATCTCCGGTAACAAGAGCGAGCGATCAAGTAGAAACAATTAAAGCATTTATTAATTTTTAGAGAATAAAAAATGGCATTAAATTTAAACGCATCACCATATTACGACGACTTTAGCGACGCTAAGAAGTTTCAACGTATCTTATTCAAACCAGGTGTTGCAGTTCAAGCCAGAGAGCTAACTCAATTACAATCACTTTTACAGGACCAAGTAAGAAAATTAGGTGAATTTACTCTTAAAGAAGGTTCTGTAATTTCAGGATGTGTAGAACAATTAGTTACAATTCCGTTTATTAAAATTAATGACACAGATTTTGACGGAACAAGTGTAGACAACACTACCTTAGATGATTATATTGGAGACAATGTAATCGGTGGAACAACAGGATTAACAGCAAAAGTAGTTGCAGTAAAAACTGGAACAGAGGCTGGACGTCCTGGAATGAAGACATTATATTTAAAATACACATTTGGTAGTGGCTCTACGTTATATAATAACTTCACAGCAGGAGAAACATTAACAGTTAGCTCCGCAGACACAGACAGAAACGGAGATACTTTCGTTGTTAATAGTATTGAAGGAACAACAGCAGGAGATGTTTACTACGGTGAGACAGGTAAATTAAAACTTAGCGAAGGTTTAATTTATGCTAGAGGACAGTTTATTTTAACTGACGAATTAGAAACATTTATTGCAGACCATACTGTTAACGGAAAGTTTGATGTAGGTTTTGAATTAACAGAAAGTGTTGTTACATCAGGTGACGACACAACATTACTAGATCCAGCAGCAGGTTCATTTAACTACAATGCACCAGGTGCAGATAGATATAAAATTACAGCAACATTATCTTCATATCTAGATACAGCAACACAACCAGATGAATTCTACAAATACTTAGACGTAGAATATGGACAGGTTGTAAGAAATGAAACACAAATAGATCCTTTTGCCGAGTTAGGTAAAAAGTTAGCTCTTAGAACTTATGATGAGTCTGGAGACTATACTATAAAAGGAAACAAGGTTGCTATTAGAGAACATTTAAAAGACACAGATGGAAACGGTGGCGTATATACAAGCGCTAATGGTGGCGACAGCACTAAATTAATTGTGTATGTAGAGCCAGGTAAATCAGTAGTTGGTGGTTTCCCAAGAGAATTATTAGAAAGTAAAAGACTAGATGTTCTTAAGTCAACAGACTTTGTAACAAAAGAAAGTCAACCAGTTTCAACAGCATTTGGTAACTATGTTATTGTAGACGAGGTATCAGGTGTATTTGATGTTGACGGTGGCGGTAAAGTAGACTTATATGACACAGCACATAATTCAGTAACAAGTGGAACACACTCTGGAACATCTTTAACAGGAAATAAAATAGGTAGTGCAAGAATTAGACACTTTGCACATTCATCAGGCACACAAGGTGCGGCAGCATGTCAATATAAACTTTACTTATATGACATTCAAATGCTTACAGGTTCATTTGCAGACGTAAGAACACTGACATTTAATTATTCAGGAACAGTTGGTTTTGCAGATGCTGTATTAAACTCAGCAGGCAATGCTGAAATTAAAGAAGCTAAATTTAACAAGTTTTTATGGAAACTTAATTACGATAATATTAAAACATTACAAGCAGATAGTAGTGCATATGATTATAGTTTCCAATATACAAAAGAATATGATGTTTCATTAGGAACAAACGGAGACACTACTATTACGTTGACAGGAAATGAAACTTTCCCTGTATCAACATTCTCAGATTCAAACGTAAATGCAAACTTTAATATGGTTGTTAAAGATGGATTTACACTTGACGCTGTAGCAAAAGACTCAGGTGAGGTTATTGACTTAACAAGTGCAACATTTACATATAACAATTCACAATCTATATCAATAGATTTAGGAACATCAATTTCAGGTTCTAATAGAGATGTTAGAATTTATGCTAATGTTATTATAAATGACGGCACACCAATAGCAAAATCATTAACTGAGAATGTATATGTTAAAATAGATACATCAACACACGAAAACGGACAAAGCGGCAGTTACTCATTGGGTGTAGCTGACGGATTTAAATTACGAGAAGTTAAAGCATACACAGCATCAGATTATACAACGGGCGAATTAGACGTTACTTCGCATTTTAACTTCGACAATGGGCAAAAAGATAACTTATATGGACACGCTAGAATTGTTAAAAAATCTAGCAGTAGTTTAAACTTAGGAACATATCAATGGTTGGTTGCTAAATTTGATTACTTTACCCATACAATTTCAGGACCTACATTTGCTTGTATAGATTCATATCCAGTAGATGACACAGGAGCCACAGGAATTAAAACAGAAGAGATTCCTGTTTACAAATCAGAAATTAGCGGAGACTTTCCTTTAAGAGATAGTATTGACTTTAGACCTTATGTAACAGACACAAGTTCTCCTAATATAGCAGTAGGCTCAGCTCCTGAAAACCCATCAGAATTACAACAAATTAATAGACCTTCAGGAGGTCTTACAAACCCAGTTCCAAGTGAAGAGTTTACAACAGACTTAGAATATTACAGAGGCAGAGGAGCTAGAGTAGTATTAGATCACGACGGAGAGTTTAGAGTAGTATTAAGCGAGTTTGCTGACAATCCTAAACTTCCAGCTCTCCCAGAAAAATGTATGGAACTAGCCAAGTTTATTTTACCAGCATATCCTTGTTTATCTCCTCATGCAGCAAGGAACGCAAATAGGCCTGAATACGGCATCAACATTAAGCAGGCAGATAACAGACGTTATACAATGCGAGACATTGGTGCCCTAGAAAGACGTATATCTAATCTAGAATACTATACAACACTTTCTATATTAGAAAAACAAGCAAACGAACTTTCTATATTAGATAGCACAGGCTTAGATAGATTTAAGAACGGAATATTAGTTGACTCATTTACAGGACATAATATTGGTGCTGTAAGCGATCAAGACTATCACATTGCTATCGATCCAAAGGCACAAGAACTAAGACCTTATTTTTATTCAGAAAACATTGAATTAAAACTTAACAGCACAAGCTCAGGTGTATCTAAATCAGGTGATATTGTTCACTTACCATATGATATACAACCATTTACAAGTAACTATCAAGCAAGTAAATATAAAAACCTAGTAACAGATTTATTATTTACTTGGACAGGTAATGTCGAATTAGATCCACCTGTAGATAATTTTGTTGATACAACAACACGTCCAGCAGTTCAAGCCAACTTCGAAGGAAACTTTGATGCTTGGGAGAACATGGCCGATGCTTGGGGAACACAATGGGGTGCTTGGGAAGATGTCGGTGCGGCACAAGTTACAAGAGAAGACGTATCCGTAGATAGACAAGTAGCTGGAGGAACAGGTGGCTCAGACACATTTACAACAGTTACAACAACACAAAAACAACAATCAGTAGGAACAAGCATTAGTGTTTCAGACGGAGGATTTGAATCTCAGTCATTAGGAAATAAAGTAGTAAGCACTGCTATTGTTCCATTCATGAGACAACTTGCTGTCAGATTTACAGCAACAAGATTAAAACCAAACACAAGAGTTTATCCGTTCTTTGACGGACAAGCAGTTAGTGAGCATTGTAGGGCAGACTACAATAACTTAGGTGGCGAATTAGTCACAGATGTAAACGGAGACATCGCAGGATATTTTGTTATACCTGCAGGTGAATTTAGAACAGGAGCTAGAAACTTTAGACTAGTAGATGAACCTAATAACAACGAAAAGGTTATAACAACTGTAGCAGAAGCATTATTCCAATCTTCAGGACTACATCAAGAAGTTCAAGATACTATTGTTTCTATGAGAACAGCTCAGGTAGTAACAAACAGGGCTACAAAAGACAGAGTAATGACAGACGTTACTACAGGCTTTGTAGCAGGCGGAGGAACACCTTTACCACCCCCGGTAAGTGTTCCAGTTCCAGTCCCGGTTCCAGTTCCAGTCCCGGAGCCAGTATATATTCCGGTTCCAGCAACGGTTCAGAATCCGGAACCTACACCGCCCCCACCACCACCTGAGGAACCACCTCCACCACCACCTCCGCCACCACCTCCACCGCCCCCACCGCCTCCTCCACCACCACCCCCGGAGCCTATTCCTACTCCTGAGCCAGATGTTCAAGAGCCAGCAGTCTTCGATGTATGGGATAGAGGTGATTGGAGAGACTTTAACTTTGGTTGGGAATGGAGAAACTTTGGCCCAACAAGTCTCGATCCATTAGCACAAACATTTAAAGTGCAAGGACAAAAAGGCGGAGTATATATTGATTCCGTAGACTTGTTTATACAGTCTAAAGGAACATTGGGCTTAGAAGTTCAAATTAGAGAAGTTATTAACGGAGTCCCAGGACCTCGAATACTTCCTTTTGGTAAAAAATACTTAGCTGCTTCAGATATTCAAACAACTTATACATCTACTGATAATAAAACAATATTTAGAAATCAGAACTTTAAGTTCCCAGCACCTGTATTCTTACAAAACGACACAGAGTATTGTGTTGTCCCAATGCCTGAAGGAAACGATGAAGGCTATAACGTATGGGTAGCAGAACTAGGTGAAAATCAAGTAGATACAACACAAAGAATAACAAAACAAGCACATGGAGGTATATTATTCTCCTCATCAAATAACACATCGTGGACTCCTATACAATCAGAAGACATGATGTTTGGTGTTAATAAATGTGTATTCCAAACAAATTCAACTGAAGATGCATATTTAGAAAATAAAGATTTAGACTGGATATCGTTTGAAGACTTTGCCACAGGAGATAGTTTTGAGCAAGGTAGATATTTACACGCATTTAAATTTAATATTACATCAGGTGGAACAGGTTATTCATCAGCACCAACAGTTAGCTTCTCCGGAGGGGGAGGAACAGGTGCAGCAGCTACTGCAACAGTTTTAGCAGGAGCCGTTACAGCAATTACAGTAACAAATCCAGGAACAGGTTATACATCAGCACCTACTATTAGTTTAACAGGTGGTGGTGCTTCAGCAGATGCTACAATAACCGCAGAACTAAAACTAGGACAAGTTAAAGAATGGAATAGTTTATATAACTATGCAACAGTTCAAAATGCTACTACAAATTTATATTTTGAAGTAGGTGATGTTGTAGGTAGTAGCGCAACGTATGCTACAATTTCATCCTTTACAAACAAGGTTGTAGACGCTCTAGCATTAACAGGAGGATTTACAACTCCAACAGACACAACATTAAGCGCTTCTCTTGCACTTACAAACACAGGAGCAGGAAGTGTTAATACAACTTACAGTGCGTTTGAAAAAGGCAAAACTGAAGAACTAACAGAACAGAAAACAATTTACAGTTGGTCCCAAGAAGGAACTTTATATTCAGGATCTAAAACAGGTAGAGTAAAACTAACATTAGGTTCTGATAATGCTAACCTATCACCAATGGTAGACTTGGCACAGATGTCAACATTAGCATTTAAAAACGATATTAATAATGTTTCAACTAACGAAACAGGTAAAACAGGTGGAGACGCCGCATCTAAATATATTTCTAGAAGAGTAGTATTAGACGAAGGACAAGATGCTGAAGATCTAAAAGTTTACTTGACACAACAATTACCAGCAGGAACATCAGTAAAAGCATATGGTAAATTTAAAAACCAAGGTGATGATGCTGACTTTAATACAGATTTAAATTGGATTGAGTTAGAATCAGATGAAGTTCCAAACGATACACCTATAGGATATGGCGAATATAGATTTGGCATTCCATCTAAAGGAAGTAGCGATGCTGGATTAAATGGCAATGGTAAGTTTGAATATACATTACACAGAATTACAGGAATCACAGTTACAAACGGAGGCTCAGGATATACTTCGGCTCCAACTGTAACAATTTCACATAGCGGAAACGGATTCGGAGCAACAGCAGAAGCAGAAATTTCAGCAGGCGCTGTTACAGCAATTAACATTATTAATCCAGGAAGAGATTATGATGGTGGAACTGTAACTGTAACATTAACAGGCGGAGGCGGTAGCTCAGCTACAGCAACTGCTACACAAGGAACAGTTACGTTTGAAAGTTATAAGACGTTTGCAGTTAAAATTGTCCCTCTAAGTAGTAACACAGCAATTATACCTAGAGTAAAAGACATGAGGGCAATAGCACTACAGGCATAAATTTTAGGATATTATAAATACAATGGAAGGCACAAAATTTATAGAAGTCGAAGGAGTAGGATACTTATCAAGAGATACTTATTCAAAAGCTTTGATTAATCGTAATAAAACAGCCTTAGCACAGTATAGACAGAAGAAATTAATTCAAGAAAAACAATTTGATTCTATACAAAAGTGCTCAGATGATATAAATACATTAAAGCAGGAGTTAACGGACATTAAAAATACGTTAGCAACTCTTGTTAATAGTTTAAAAGGGTAATAAATGGCTACAATTACATTAAGATCTGTAAAAGGTTCGCCGTTAACAAATAACGAAGTCGATACTAACTTTACTAATCTAAACAACGATAAATACGAATCAGGTGATGCAATAGCAGCATCTACTTTATCGGCGTCTAGTCACCTAACAGTTAGTGGAGAAACAACACTATCTATTGACTCCTCAGTTACAGCTGCAGGAACAGATCAATCAGGAGCCACAGCCCTTACTAACACGTTTAATGTTGTAAATACAGCAACTGCTAACCAAGGCGTTAAATTACCCGACGCAACAACAGGTAAAATAGTTACAGTATTAAACGACACATCCGTAAACGTTAAATTATACCCGGCGTCCTCAGAAAGTATTGATGCTCTATCATCTAATATTGCTAAAGACTTGCAAGCAGGACATTCATTAAGATTAGTGGCAGTATCTGGATCCAAATGGAACAGTTTACAGCCAGTTTTAATTTATGATTCAAGTGGAAATAGAGTTAATTAATAGAGGAACCAAATGAGACCATTAAGAATTAAAGCTTCGGCAACACCAATAACAAGTTCCAATTTCCAGGGCTTACAGGAAATGACGGATGCTGAAATAGAACAATATCTATCAGCAACAATAACAAACAAATTCGCAACTGATACAGACGGAACAGGTGCAGCAGAATTAAATGTTACAACAGACGCTTCAGGTTTAGGAGAAACAATAGGAACATTCGTAGATACAAGCAGAACAGAAACTATCGGAACTCACCCGGCAACAGGAGCTACATCAACTACAACTTACACATTCAAACAATGTGATGCGTTAGCAACAGAAAGTTTATCAAATAGGCCTGTTGGATACGACAGTGCTATTAAAGAGTTTACTGACAATGACTTAGACACAGATGTTTTAGATAAAGTTATTTCAGACATGGTAGGTGAAAGCGATTATACTGTTGGACAATACAAATTAGCTACAACAGCACCTTCAGGTGGAACATGGACATCACGTTACACAATTACAGATACTGCACAAGGCGGTAATACATCTATTTACTTGTGGCAAAAAACAAGCCCTACTTCATCAGCCAACTCAGATTTGGTCTCTCTTAAGGTTGAAGGTAGCAGCGGTGTTAAAATGATGTCATCTTCAGAAGTTGAACAAATGGTTCCTAACTTCCGAAACAGAATTTTACAAAACGGCATTGGTAAATA